CGAAGCCCGAATCGAAGCCGGAGCCCATTGTCGTTGCTCACTTCCCGAATATCTCTTCCCAGCGATCAGCCGGGACGGCCCACATCATCCCCTTGTTCGCGTTCTGGATGGCCTCGTTGATGTTGGCGTCGTCCTGGAACTGCTGGGGCACTTCCCGCACCGACCCGGCAGGCTGCTTCACCTTGTTGTATCCGAGGACGTGCCTGACCCCGTCGCAGCGGATGTAGGAGCCTCGGGAACGCTCCAGTGACGCCTTCTCCTCGCGCAACTGCTTGCCGTCCAAGCTCTCAGAGATGACCCTGATGGTGCGAGCCATTACAGCCCGTACCATGTCCACGTTGGGACGGAAGAATAAGTGATTGTGATGGTTTGGCCTGCGGGAACGACAAACATCCCGGAGGTCAGCCCCGTGGTGAAGCTACCAATCGCAATCACGGTGACGGTACCGCCCGTGATGAAGACCTGGGCATCTACCCCGTAGGCGTTGGTGTAGGCCACTGTAGTCGCTGGGACAGCAGGCGGGCCGAGGACGCCGACGGGGTTGTAGCCAGGGCTGTCCTTGACCTTGCTACCTGTCTTTTGTAGCCGCACCTTTGCCGTAGCGCCCGCACCGATGTCGCAATCAGTAAGGATGCCTGCTGCGCCCGAGGCGCTCTCCTCGTCGTATTGATACTTCGCGTTGGCACCGGAAAACTCTACACCCACAGCTCGCACGCCTCCGACCGCACCTGCCACACGTAGGTTAGAAGCGACACCTGCGCCACTGGCAGAGTTGTCCCGGAGCTTCGTGCCCAGAAGCTTGCAGTCGTCCGCCCCCACAACCATACCCTCTGTGGCACAACCCTCAATCAACCCCCCTATAAATGTCGTGCGGGCGCCATAGTTGTGAACGCCTCGGTAGAGGGAATTCCGAATCGTAGGATTAACGAATTGGACATCTGGAGAGGCCGCGCCTATGGACACGCAGCCGTGGGTAGATTTGCCAGAGCCGTCGATGTCCAAATCAGTGAAACGAGCGCGTGGGGCAGTCGTGAGCACGATTGCGTATGCAGCAACATCCGATAGGGCGCTCCAGTCGATGTTAAGCCCAACGGCTTCGAGCCCATCTACATCAGTAGCGACAAGCGCAGAAGTCGCTCCACCAATCACGGCCAGATTGAGAATTTTCAACACATCGTAGTAGGCACCGATGACGGCAGAACGGCAGTTGACCGCCGTGGCATTTGCAACGCTTACGCGCTGAGCCTTCAGCGCGGCTGTCTCGGAGCTAATCAACGAGAAGCCGTTGACCATATAGGCGTTCGTCAGCTTGATGTCCTGGGAGTTATAGCCACTGGCCGTTCCTGATACGTCAAGTAGGTTCCCGTAGGTCTCAGTCCCAGCGTTCAGAAGCGCGACGTTGTTGATTTTGACGTCGCGGCTGGGGTGCATTCCCATAGCCGTGTCCTGGACAAACTCAAACGTGACATCGGAGATGTGAACATGCTCGGAACCCCTACCGGTGGAGGCTGGCCCCATCGTGCCCAGGCCAAAGTTGACAGTCTTGAAATAGCACTGGCTAACCCAGATGTAATCCTGGCTTATCCACCGCATGCCGTTGCGGCAATTCTCCACAAACAGTCTCTCAAAGCGTAGATGGGAGAGACCTGTCTCAACCGCCACATCCATAAGGTGTTGGCCGAGGGCATTGCTGCCGTTGTCACCGTCGGCCCCATAAATCCAGTAGCCGCGATTTGTCAGGTGGCTGGCCCCCAAGACTATGCCTTTAACCACACCCGTTCCCACAACGATCTGCGTGGCCTGTGGCCCTTGACCCACAAGGGCCTGGTTAGCTACGTTCTGATCGACTTGGGCAGCGAGGGTGAACGGCCCCTCCGTCAGCTCCACCTTGCCCTCACCAGCGGCGGCGATGGCGGCGTTGATGTCGGGGCCGCCGAGCACGTAGTCGGCCTGCGCCTTGCGGAGCGCGGAGGCAGCCGGGTGGGTGACGACCTTCGTCGCGCTGCGGCCGGTGGGCATGGCGGATACCAGGAAGTCCCGCAGGTCCTGGGGCGAGATCTCGCCTGCCGTGTTATCGGGGAAGAGGGCCTGCAGGGCCGCAAGCTGTCGGATGGTGTCAGCCACGCTGGAACGCCCCCTCGATCTCTCGCGTCGCCTTCGCCAGCTCCTCCGGCAGGATTTCGACCAGGTGTTCCGCAGCCTGCTCCATGAAGTGCACGCCTTTTGTGCCGCGTGTCTGGAACTGCTTGGCCAATATCCATCCCTGGGATTTCGGGATGCCATGCCGGGCGGCCCATTCTTTCACCGCAAAGCCGGAAAGGCGGCGGCCGCCTGGGAGACGGCCCTGATCGATGCGGACGGCCTCTGGAAGGTTCGTGAAGATACGCGCCGACTCCGGCATTTCCCCAGGCGAAACCCGCGAGCCGATGGCGTTGGCCAGCATCTCAGTGTCGCCCGGGTGCGGGTGCGACTTCTTCCGCGCTGTGTTCCGGCCACGAAGGATGAATCCCTTCACCCACGGTCGGATCGGACCCTTCAGCTTCGCCAACTTCCGGGCGATGTCCTGCGCCCCACGGAGATGGTATTGCAGCATCGAATCCGCCATCAGACCAGCACCCTCGCGCGGTACGGGTCCAGCGCCTGACGCACGTCCGGGTCCAGGCCACGGTGAATCTCCAGCGTGCCGATGGCCGGTGCCACGATGGTCGTGGCGTCCGCCGTCTCCCGGCGCTTCCATAGCCGCCCGGCCCACATGAGCGCGGCACCGACGACGGCCTCCTCGTAGACGTAGCGGCGAATCACGCTGCTGGTGATGTGCGTTGCAGCCGTCGTGCCGTTGACGCCGCGCACGACGGTCAGCGTGTTCGTAGTGATGGAACTGATATACATCTGCTCAGAGTCCACAAGGATCGTCTGGCCGACGGCGAAATCCGTCCCGGCGGTGACATCGACGCCCGTCTCCGAGGCGTCCAGTACCTCCGTCGTCACGCTCGCCACGAGTTCCGTGGTGTTCGTGTACCCGAACTCGCCCACGATCTGGACGCGGCGCCGGCCAACGGGCCAGGATGAGATCAGCGTGCTCTCGGGGTTGATGTCGACGCGCACCTTCGGGGTGTCGTTATCCGGCCACAGCCAGTAGTCGGTGTTCGCGGTCAGGCTGATCTCGTACGTCCCGTCCCCGTCGTCATCCGCCTTGAGCGTCGTGACGGTCAGCAGGTCGTCGGGCAGCCAGAGCGTGCTCTTGCCGTTGCCGTCGTAGACGTGTGTCGCCAGCTCTGAGTAGAAGTGCCGGTCGCAGTAGTCATCGACCCGGCGGGCACCATCGTTCAGGACCCGCAGGATTTCGGCCGCGTCGGTGGCTACGAGCGCCGAGTCATGGACGTACCGCCGCGTGAACATGGCGACATCGGCGTAGAGGTTGGGCACAACTAGCGGGCTCCTCGTGTTGTCTGGTAGTCACCTTCGGGGCAGGCCCATAGGCGGCGCTTCTCGCTGTATTTCAGCGGCTCGCCATGCTCAGGACAGGCCAGGATAGGCGCGGCCTTATCCTCGGCGAGCATCTGCTTCGCCTCTTCTTTGATAGCGATCAGTTGGGCGAAGCTCATGCCGCCACCACGTTTCCGTCCGTGGACAGAGGCCGCCACAGCGCATAGAAGTCGATGTCTCCAGCTGTCAGGTCCGCCGTGGTGATCTTGAACAAGGCATCCTGGCCGGCGGAGATGATGACGTTCTTGGCGTCAATGTCCACCACTTCCAGCGTCGTTGTCGGCGTGGCGTCGTGCCATATCTCGTTCAAGATCAGCGCCGTCGCTGTGGCCTGTGCGATGAGAGCCGCCGTGTCACCGGAGACGCCCAGCTCAATCGTCGCCGCGCCACCAGATGTCAACGCTTCTTTACAGACACCGAACACCCGAAGCAGCACGTCACCCGTAATGGTGAAGATCGTGTACGAGCCAGCCGCCCCGGTATCGTCCGTAAAGTTGTAGTTGCCACGGGCGATGCGCTCCGCCGCTGCTGTGAGGTCAGGCATATAGGTCATTACGCAGCCGCCGAGATGTAGGCCCCCTCCTCCAAGGGGAGGTAGAAGATGCTCCAGGTGATGCCACCCGTGTCAGCCCCAGTCTGCGTAGACTCGATGATGAGTCCCGCCGTGCCGCCATCCATAATCCAGGGCGACACGCTGTTGCCGAGGACTACAGTCGATGTGTGCTGTCCACCAGCCATCCCCACCGCCACGGTAGGGGCATCGCCACCGTTCAGTAATGCGCCTGTCTGCCCAGTCACAACATAGACGGTTCCTAGGGCATCACTGGTGATCGTGGTCGCCGCCGAAATGGCGATAGAACTCGCCTTCTCGTTAAGGGCCACAGTGGAAGCCCCGCCGTCCATGACGGTCGTGACGACGCCATACATCAATGTGATGAGGCATTCGCCATAGACATTGAACAGATCGTCATCAGCGGTCAGGACGCCTACCTTATCCACTCGCACGCCGATGTTGCTTTCACGTAGGGCGCTACCGAGTGTGTAGTTGCTCATCTGTCATACCTCCTGCCCCTGCGGGGCACAGGAGGTGATGCCGCTTCCGGCATCACCTCCTGTATCTCTTCTACTTCCTCCGGCACCTCCACGACCTCCGGCACCTCCACGACCTCCGGTTCCGCCTCCACAACCGGCGCGGCGGCACCGAGGGGCTCGAACTTCTTGCAGCCGCACTGGGTAGACACTGTCCCGCCGACGGACGGCTCGAATCGCATCCGGCGGAGGGTGCACCGGCCGGTGGTGTGGTCAGCCCTGCTGTGGTTACACTCGCAGATCGAAGCCATTACGCGTTAGCCGCTCCAGGGTTCAGCAGGTTGGGTAGGTTGGACGGGATGCGCTGCACCTTCAGCCCCCACTTGATGTAGAGGACGCACCCCAGCTTCGTCGCCCCAGGCTGCGCGATGTTGAGGCCAACGTGGGTATAGCCGTCCGAGAGCTGGTCCGCCGTCACCTCGATGACGCCGATCTGCTCGAACTCGCCAGACGTACCCGCGCCGCCGATGTCCGAGATTTCCGATGCCGCCGTCTGCGTCACCAATGTCCACGTCTCGTCGTTGTCGAGCGCCAACTCGGACTTGTGATAGTAGTTAGTGATGATGTCCAGGTCGGCGGTCGTACCGCCTGTGTAGGCGGTGTACTCCTGCAAGTCACAGGGGATGTCGCTAGCCGCCGTCCCAACGCCGGCGAAGATCACGAAGGTTATCCCCTCGCAGTCCTCCATGCTGATGCGCTTGCCGGTGTTGGCCCCCGTGTTCAGGTTAACGGGAGTAATCCCGGCACCGATGTCGAACAGCCGCCCCAAGGCTCCTATCCGTGTCGTCATTTCAACCTCCTATGCCCGTCCCAGGAGGGGGTTGATTGCCCCCTGAGTCTTGGCCCCGGCAGGGGGTTTATTGCCTGCCGGGGCTGGCTATTTTTGTTATGCCCTTGTGGCCAAACTGATGAACGGCGACAGAGTGCTGCCGGCCTGCGGGGTGATGGCCGACTGAATCCAGCCGCGTCCGTCGACCCGCTCGATGATCCGGTAGACCGTCTGGTCCGTTGTGAACTGCGCGTGAACCGAGGACTCCGCCCGCATCTGCTGGCGGTCGCCGATCAGGTAGTAGCCGAAGTCCAGGAAGTTGATGTCGCCTACAGTGCCGATCGTCGGGCACTTCTCCGTGAAGATGACCGGCCTGCCGAGGATGCTCATGGGCGGACCCGCAGCGCCGTTGTTCAGCCAGATGGCCGAGCCGCCGGTGCCGACCGAAAGGCTCATCGTCGCCAGTTCCGGGAAGGTGTTGATGTTGCACACCCACACCGCCGAGTTGAGGCTGGACGGCAGCATCCGGGCGTACATCTTGACGACATTCTCCCAGACAATCGTGCTTGCGAGCTGGCCCGTCTCCTTGCTGACCTCAACGATCGCCGGAGAGTTCAGCACGCCCAAGGGCTGGCCGACGCCATGGCCGGTCATGAACGCCGTGTCCTCGAACCAGGCAATCGCCGCCGGGAGGATGGAGTCGATGAAGGCCGCGAAGCTGATGATCGAGTCCTGCAAAAGCTCGTTCGGGACGTCGCACCGAATCGCCAGCTTGGAGGCGTCCAGCACGATCCTGCCGAACCGCGCCTCGGACTCGGCCAACGAACCCCCTTCTTCCGTCCAGGATGCACTTACACCACCGAATACCGTCGTCGCGTGGGTGGTGCTGTCGATGGTCGGGAACGGGACTCGACTGGAGTCCATCGGGATTACCCGCGCCCTAGGCCGAACGATGGCCGTCTCCAACGCTACGCGCAGGAGCTCGGAGCGCAGGACTTCAGGAACCAAAAATCCGCCGCTGGAAGGCTCGATCGAACTGTAGTCGGCGCGAATCTTCCGCCAGCGGTCCACACCCGCCGGGTTCTGGTGGTAGATGCTCTGCAGGAAGTCTGCCGTGTCGGTGAACTCCTTGTCGAGCGCGGCGCCGATGGCCCGGCGGCTGTAGGCGGCGCCCTTCTGTGGGAGCTCCTTGAGATTGACGGTCACGTCCGGGCGCTCAACGCCGTTCTCGATCATGAACTGCTTCATGCCCTTCTGAACGCCGTCGTCGATCATGCGCTGGATGTCGGGCCGTGCCTTGTTCACGTTACGGACGTAGTTCTTCAGGAACTCGGCCCGCAGCTCAGGGTCGCCGAAGACCTGGGCCGAGCGCTTGTCGTCGGCCAGGAACTCCTGCATCTCCGTCCGCACTCCTCCGGGGTTTCAGGGACGATCTTTACCTCGACCGTCTTGGCCTTGTCTTCAGCCATGTCCTCTGTTCTCCTTTCCCATTGGGACTGGCATATCGCCCGTCGTTGTGGTGGGTCGTATTCCTGCATTACGTCGTCGCCCATGCAGCGGGATATAAACTTCTTCTCGCCCTCGCCCTTGCGGGGCTTCGGGATAGGCATTAAACACCTACGTATTCCTCTTCCACGACGATGCCGAAGATCGCGTCCGACTCGCCCTCGACGATCTCGTCGAACAGCGCCGCGTAGTCGGGCGGCGCTGGGGGTTCGGGCTCCGGCTCCGGGTCGGGGTCGTCCACGATCTCGGCCTCCAGAAGCGCCTCGGAGTCCATGCCCTCGATGCGGTCCGCAAGCCCGTTCCTGACCGCCGCCACGTCATCAAACCACGTCTCCTCACGCATCTTGGCCCGCCACTCTTCCACCGTGCCACCAGCCCGCGAGGCATAGATGGACGCGATGTTGTTGGAGTTCATGTCTAGCACGTCCGCCATCCTCCGCATGTCGTCCGCTGGCCCCATGACTAGGCCGTGCGCGTCGTGGATCATCATCTGGGAGTGCGGCATCATCGTCCTCATGTCGCCGGCCTGGACGATGAAAGACGCGGCGGAGGCCGCGATGCCGTCAACGTAGACGTTGACGGTGGCTGGGTGACGAGCGATAGCGTTGAAGATAGCGATGCCATCGAACACGTCGCCGCCGGGGGAATTGATTCGCAGAGTTATCGTGCTGGCCTTGATGTCACGGATGGCGTTGATGAAGTCGCCCGCTGTGACGCCGTACATCCCGATCTCGTCGTAGATGACGACCTCGGCCTCGGTCTGGGAGAGGTTGGTTATTGAGTACCAGCCCTGGCCTTGGCGGTCGGCTACGGCGCGGGCGGCAAGGATGGCGTGTAGCCTCGGCAGGTCTGCCGTGGGCTTCAGACTCGTAAATTTCTGTTCCATAGACTCCCTCGCAAACGAAAATAGCGCCCCAGAGGGACGCTATGGTCCGCGAAAGAGCGCTAAGGCTCTGCGATATTCAGTTGTCAGTATTATCGGATTAGCGGTTCAAGTTGTCAAGAGAGGGGGATGGCCGGACTACAAACTCAGATTTGCAATTCCGACACCATAATTCGCCGCCGGCCTGGATATTCCGCCCAATCCCACGGCTGCACGTCGGGCAGCGCGGCACGGCAACGATGGTGTTCACGCTATCCGGCATCGAGGCCCACGATAGCGACGCCGCCATCTCCTCCTTCATCGGCATCTCCACCTCCGACTCCTCGGCGGGCATCGGCATCGGCTCCGGCTCGGAGCACAGATCATCGAACTCCACCGGCTGGATGTTCGACGGCACGAAGAACGTCCCTTCCTTGATGTCAGGATCGCGCCCGATGGCGTCGCGGAACTCCTCTAGGCTGATCGCACCTGCCTGGAAGTTCTCACGCTCCCGCTTCTGAATCTTGTCCACGTCCTCTTGCAGCGCCTTGATGTCGTCCAGGTCGAAGTAGACCTCATCGATTCCCCCGAAGTCGGGAATCAGCGACAGGTTCAGCACGTCGTCCAGGTCGCTCAGCATCGGGGCCATCGTCACGTCCCACAGAACCTGCCAGTCGGCCCGCTTGTTGGCGTAGGAAGACGACTCGTAGCCGATCAGCAGACCCAGGATGGAGCCGGGGATGCCGAACGCCATCGCGATCCGCGACTCCTGCATCGCGTTCAGTTCCTTCGGCAGTGCGTCGCGGAGGCCACGGTTGAGCCCCATCTGTTGGTAGGTGGACTCGGTGTTGTCGAGGATCATCAGCTTGCCGGGACGGCTGGGATTGCCGAAGCGCTGGTCGTGCTCCGCGTCGATCTTCTCCCTGGTTGCTGCGCTGAGGGTGCCCTTGACCGTGAGGATGGCGCCGGGGCCGGTGCCTCCGTTCTCAAAGAAGCCCTTCAGGAAGTCCTTCATGTAGCCGTCGATGTCGATGCGTCCAGAGATCGCCATCAGCGGCGGCATCCCGTAGTAGTCGTTGAGGGGGTTCCGGGTCCGGAAGTGGATGATGTCGGACGCGGGGTAGATGATCTTCTCCGTCCCGAGGTTGTACTCGTAGCCGGAGATGAACTTCGCGGGGTCAGGGATCGCTCGCACGCGGTCCGGGCGCAGCCGCCAGAGTTCCGCCACGGTGCCCTTAAGCGGGCCGTTCTGCACCCGCGCCTTGTAGAGATAGCTGTTCCCCGCCAGGCAGCGGTCCATGACGACGGTGCCCCACATCTGGCCCCTGGACATGAACGGGTTGGGAGCGTTGAGGAGCCTGACAAGCGGGTGGTTATCCAGCTCCTCAACGAAGCCATTCTCCACGAGACGCGCGTTGGGTCGCGTGAGCCCCTTCGACATGTAGTCCGCGTAGAGGCTGCGGATCGTCGCCTTGTTGCGGCGCCAGCGGCGGCCGCTGATATGCGGCTCGCCGGCCGACGACGCCAGCAACTCGATAGCGGCGAAGACGATCTCGTTGGTGGCGTAGGCGCGGGCGAAGTTGAGATAGCTTGTCTGCGGCGGGGCCGAACCCCATCCGCCCTGCGATTGCACGAAGGCGGGCGCCCTGTTGCCGATCCGTAGTGTATCAGCGATCAGGCCCATGTCGTCACACTCCACTCAGGGATAAGAACAGCCGAACCGCCACCGCCAGTACCACCGCCAT